GTCCAGAGCTCTATGATTTATTAATGAGTCATGAAGTTGGCCATGCTTTAAATACTCCAGCAGATGGCTGGCATGGCGCTGGATCTAATAAAGGCAAAAACTACAAAGGTTTTCTTAATGTTATTGAAGATGCTCGCATTGAGAAAAAAATCAAAAGAAAATATCCAGGTCTTGTAAAATCTTATGTTAAAGGTTTTAATGAGATTATGGGTATGAATCTATTTGGTATTCAAGATGTTGAAGAAATAAATAAATGCCCTTTTATTGATAGAGTTAATGTTTTTACAAAGAGCTCTTACTCTATGCCTATTCAATTCTCTAATGAAGAGTTGTCAATCATTGAAGAGATTAAAAATCTTGAATCATGGGATGATGTTGTTGCTATGACTGATAGATTATGGGATCAGGCAGTAGAAGAAGAAAAAGAAACTGTTACTATGTTTGATTATACAGATATAGAAGAAGATGGTGATGAAGATTCACTTGGTGAATCTGATCAAACTGGTTTTTCCGCTAATGGTGATTCGGATAATGAAAATGAATCTGAAGAATCAGGACCTGAATCTGAAGTTACAGAAGAAGATACTGAAGAAAATGAATCTGATGTTGATGATTCAACTGCTGAAGATGGCGGTGATGATAAAAAAGACTCAAATGTAGATGCTGAGTCAGCTCATGGTAATGTTGATGGTGATGAAGTATACGAACCATCTTGTGAAACTGATGAGTCATTTAGAAATAATGAGAACCAATTACTTGATGTCAACTGTTTAGAAAATGTTTATATTAATATACCAAAGCCAAGATTAGATAGAATCATAGAAGATACTAAATTAGTCAATAAAAATATGACAGATTTCTACAATGGGTTATCACAACGTAGTGATTATTACTTTTCAAACCAGACTAACTGGAGAAGTAATCTTGGTGGTGAAGAAGTTAAAAAACTTTTCAATCGTGGTCATATTATGAATGAGTTTAAAAAGAAAAATGATCGTTTTATCTCATTGATGGCTAAAGATTTTGAAATGAAAAAAGCTGCTACAAAATATGCCAAGGCTAGACTGTATACCTCTGGCGATATTGATGTTAACAAAATTTACAAGTATAAGTTTGACGATCAAATTTTCCGTAAGTTGACAAAATTACCGAAAGGTAAAAATCACGGAATGATTCTTGTATTAGATTTATCTGGTTCTATGGATCGTAACATGGCTGGTTCAATTGAGCAGATTCTTATTCTTACTGCTTTTTGTAAGAAAGTTCAAATACCATTTAGAGTTTTTGGTTTCACTTCTTCACCGCTTGTTCAAAATTATGATAAAGATGGATATAAAACTGATCCAACTGCTAAATGGCACACGGCTGAGAACACTCTTGATCTTCATGATGACTGGGCGTTAAGAGAATTTATTAATTCAGATATGGGTGCAGCTGCCTATAAAGAAGCTTTTGAAAATTTACTCATGGGTAAATCTTCTTGGAGCTACAGCAAAATGTCTGTTAATTATCAGAATATTCCACAGGCATTACATTTAAGTAGCACACCATTGAATGAATCTATCGTTGCTTTAGGTTCAATTGTACCAGAGTTTAGACAGAAACACAATTTAGATATTGTGAATACTATTTTTGTGCATGATGGTGATTCTAATCATAATAGTGGTTATCATACATGGGATGAAAAATACAACCAGTGGAAATTTGTATATTGTGATCGCAATGTAAATACAATCTTACAAGATACTAAGATTCGTTGGGCATCATCAGCTGTTACAAGTAGTAGAAATAATTGTATGACTAACGATTTACTAGAATGGCTCAAAGCTAAAACTGATTCTCAAGTTTTTGGTTTTTTTGTTTCAACTAAAATGAGTGATGCAATTAATTATAGATATGTACCTAAAAATACTACCAAAGCTTCCAATTTTTATGCTACTTGGGAAATAAAAGATGCGGCTAAAAAACTTGCGAGAAAGCAAAAGTTTTTAGAATCATATAATAGAGGCTTTGATCAGTTTTACATTTTAAATGATAGTAACAAGCTTACTACTGATGGTGAAGAGTTTGAGTTTGAGGTTGCTGATAAAAACAAAATTAGTACCAGAAGCCTTGCAAGCCAATTCACTAAAATGAACAAATCTAGAGAGGTCAATCGTATATTGGCAACGAAATTTGTAGAAAAAATTGCGGTAAAGTTGTAAAAATGCAACATTATCGCTTGACAATTGGGGTTGGTGCTGATAGGATGGTACCATAGATTAACAAAACTTGGGAGTTTTACATTATGAAAGCAGTTAGAGAAACATTTATTGAAGCAGTTAAAAAGTTGGGTAAAGAATCAATTACCACAGCTGATATTAAAGACATTATGGTTAATACAGGCATCGCCCATCCATATTGGTTTACAAATCAAAAAGACCTAAGAATAGGTCGTGGCGTTTATGACGCTTCAGAGTATGTTGCTAAGGTAGTTAAATTACCTAAGACAACAATCAAAAAAACACCAACAGCAGAGGCAAATGTAATTAATTCTGTTGTCACTTCTTTAGAAGTTGATAGTTTGATTCCTGAAAAATACTCAAACTATGTTCCTTTTGGCATCTACAAAGATGTTGAAAGTATTATTAAATCCAAAAAGTTTTTTCCATGTTTTATCACAGGTCAATCTGGTAATGGTAAAACAATGTCAGTTGAACAGGCTTGTGCGAGAAACAAACGCAAGTATGTTTGTATTTCAATGACACCTGAAACTGATGAAGGTGATTTACTTGGTAATTATGTATTGATTAACGGTCAGATGGAATGGCGAGATGGTCCAGTCACGGTGGCGGCGAAGCAAGGTGCTGTATTATGTATAGATGAAATAGACTATGGTGCGAACAATCTTGCTTCGTTGCAACGTGTCCTAGAGGGCAAGCCATTTCTTCTTAAAAAGAAAGGTGAGATCGTAGAACCTGCTGAAGGTTTTACAATCTTTGCTACTGCTAATACAAAAGGCAAAGGCTCAGATGATGGTCGTTATATGTACACTAATGTACTAAACGAAGCTTTCTTAGAAAGATTCCCTACAACTGAAGAGCAAGATTGGCCTTCAAGAAAGATTGAGATTAACATTCTCAAAAAAGAATTAGATGGTCAAGATGATGATTTTGCTGAGAAGCTTGTCATTTGGGCTGAAGTTATCCGTAAAACATTTGAACAAGGTGGTTGTGATGAAGTCATATCGACTAGACGATTGGTTCACATATCCAGAACTTTTGGTATATTCTCCGATAAGTTAAAGAGTATTGCTAAGTGTATTGCTCGATTTGACGAGGACACCAAGGCTACTTTCTTAGACTTGTATACCAAAGTTGATTCTGGTGCTGATGCTGACTCACTACTCACAGGTGAAGAAACTCCCGAAACTCCCCAACCTGATGAGAGTGTATCATAACCACCGCCCCTAAAAAGCTTTTAAGGCCTAAAAGCTTTTGTAAAAAGGGAAGAGCAACCCCTTTAAGTGTTGCTCATTTTATTTTGGAGTTGTTTATGTCAATCGAGAGCCGCATTGTAAAGTATCTTTCAAAAACTGATGGATACAATACGCTCACCGCCAACCAAATGCGTTCTAAATTTGGTGTTAAAAACCCATCAGCCATGGTTGATACCTTGAGAAAAAAAGGTTACTCAATTTATAGAAACTCAAAAAAAGTTTCTGGTTCAAGAGTGAGTTTTTACAGGTTGGGCAAACCAACCAAAGAGATCATAGCTGCTGGTGTTATGGCGCTACGTTCACAAGGCATTAATGCTTTTGCCTAAAATAGTTGTTTAATTTTGAATTAGGGCTGATAAATATATTTTATTAGTCCTAATTTTTTTTATGGAAATATTATGGAAATTCAAGTTAAAGTAGATGAATTGAAAAAACATAAACTATTCATTGCAACGCCAATGTATGGTGGTATGGCACATGGTCTTTATATTAAATCATGTTTAGACCTTCAATCGCAAATGAATAAGTATGGGGTAGAAACCAAGTTTTCATTCCTTTTCAATGAGTCGTTAATTACAAGAGCAAGAAATTATTTGGTTGATGAATTTTTAAGATCGGGTTTTACCCATCTATTATTCATTGATTCTGATATACATTATAATCCACAAGATGTATTAGCTTTATTAGCAATGAATAAGGAAGTATCTGGCGGTCCTTATCCTAAAAAATCTATCAATTGGGGTAATATAGCCCATGCAGCTAGAGAACATAAAGATATGGATCCAGGTGAACTTGAGGCTTTAGTTGGGGAATATGTATTCAATGTAGTGAAAGGAACAGATCAATTCCAAGTTACCGAACCATTAAAAGTGATGGAGATTGGTACTGGTTTTATGTTAGTTCAACGTCAAGTATTTGACCAAATGAAAGAAGCATACCCACAAATACACTATAAACCAGATCATGTTGGCCAACAACATTTTGATGGCTCAAGATATATTCACGCTTACTTTGATACTGTTATTGATAGTAAAGGTAGTATTACTGATGGTGGTTCAGACAGGTATTTAAGTGAAGATTATATGTTCTGCCAAATGTGGCGTAAGATAGGTGGTGACATATACTTATGTCCTTGGATGAAAACTCAACACATTGGCACTTACGCTTTCTCTGGTAATATGCCAGCTGTTGCACAGTTTACTGGTAAACTATGACAATAGATTACAAATATAATGAAGATGAATTGATCAATGAATTAAAAGAATACATAGATCAAACATATGGGCAACACTATTCAAAAGATAAATTTCAAGCAACTGAATTTATAATAGATAGTGGCCACGGTGAAGGATTCTGTATTGGTAACATTATGAAATACGCACAAAGGTACGGCAAAAAAGATGGCTATTGCCGACATGACCTTCTAAAAGTGTTACACTATGGAATAATAGCACTACATAATCATGATATAAAACGAGGTGATAATAATGAAGTTAAGTGATAAAACAATCAATGTTCTAAAGAATTATGCGAACATTAATCAAGGTATTTTCTTTAAGAAAGGTAAAGTTCTTAAAACTGTATCTTCTCATAAGAATATATTAGCAGAAGCTAAAATTGGTGAAGATGTACCAACTGATTTTGGTGTTTATGATTTAAACAATTTTCTTTCAGTTGTTTCTTTACATAAAGACGATCCATCATTTGAGTTTGATGATAAGCACGTTATGATTGTTGGTATGAAAGGTCGATCAAAAATTAAGTATCGTTTTTGTGAACCAACAATGATTGTACTACCACCAGAGAAAGACTTTGTAATGCCAGAAGCTGAGATAAACTGCTTAATTACAAATGGAGATTTTGATTGGATTATGAAAGCGAGTTCTGTTTTAAGTTCTCCACACATTGCAATTCAATCTGATGGTATTACAGTTGATGTAATAGCTTTCAATGGTCAAGATGATAGCGCTCATACAGATTCATTACAGATTGATAAAGGTAATGGTAATCAGTATAAGATGGTTTTCAAAACAGAAAACATAAGTAAAATTATGCCAGGAAATTATGAAGTAAGTATATCATCTAAGGGTGTTTCACATTTTAAAAATAAAGACGTACCATTACAGTATTGGATCTCTACTGAAACTGGTAGTAAATATGAGGCGAAAGAATAATGGCTAATTTTGTTAAATTTAAAAATTCATTCAAAGGTAATGTTACTGATGAAATATGGATTAATGTAGATAAAATATATACTTTTTTTGCTACATTGTCAACTGATGCAAATAATGAAATGAAAACAGTTACAACATTATATGCAGGTCAGGAAGGTAATTGGGAAGTAGATGATTCTATTGAAGATGTTTATATAAAAATAGCAAATAGGACAGGTTCTAGAAAATCTATATGATGATTTATTATGTGAGGAGTTCCGATGGAACATTTATTATGGACAGAGAAGTATCGGCCAAAGGCCATAAAGGATTGCATATTACCTGATAGACTTAAAAAACCTTTTCAAGAATATGTAAATCAATCTAATATACCAAACTTATTACTGAGCGGTGGTGCAGGTGTTGGTAAGACAACAGTTGCAAAGGCCATGTGTGATGAGATTGGTTGTGATTCACTCGTAATCAATGGTTCTGATGAATCAGGCATTGATACCTTCCGTGTTAAGATAAAGAACTATGCTTCATCAATGAGTCTAGCTGGTGGTCGTAAGGTCATTATTATAGACGAAGCTGATTATCTTAATCCAAACTCAACTCAACCTGCTTTGCGTAATGCAATAGAAGAATTTGCAGGTAATTGTTCTTTTATATTCACTTGTAATTATAAGAATCGTATTATCGACCCTTTACATTCAAGGTGTGCTGTTGTAGATTTTACATTACGCAACGGTGAGAAAGCCAAAATGGCATCACAATTTATGAAAAGAATTACCAATATACTTGGTGATGAAAAGATTGAATATGATGATAAGGTGATAGTAGAACTTATTAAGAAACATTTTCCAGATTTTCGTAGAGTGATTAATGAGTTACAAAGATATTCAAACTTTGGTAAGATTGATATTGGTATTTTGGCTCAAATTGGTGATGTACCGATAGAAAAAGTTGTGGGCCTCATCCATGAAAAGAACTTTAAAGAGATTAGAAAATGGATCGCTACCAATGATGTTGATTCAAATACTTTGTTTCGTAAACTTTATGACACTCTATATGAAAAGTTAAAGTCACATTCAATACCTAAGGCAGTTCTGATACTTGCAGATTACCAATATAAAGCTGCATTTGTATCTGATCAAGAGATTAATACAGTTGCTTGTTTAACTGAGCTAATGGTAGAGTGTGATTTCAAATGAAAGGTCATTACTTCCCATCTGAATCGTTAATTGGTGGCTGGTACATACCAGAAAATGTTTGTGATAATCTTGTTCAATACTTTAAAGATAATTCACAAAAACATGAATCTACTTTAAGGTACAATGAATATGATTCAGATGGTTTTGCTTGTTTAACTAAAAAAGTAGTGAGAACAAAAAGAACAGATTTAACAATACACCCTAAAAACATTGATTCATGTATAAGTGATTATAGAATATGGTTACAAAAATGTTTGATGGAATATATTAAAAAATATCCAATGGTAAATAATGTTAAAGGGTTTAATATATTTTGTGATTATATATTACAATATTATAAACCTGGTGAGGGATATTTCTTAGATCATTTTGAGAATGACCATAGAGGTATAAATTTAAATAGAGTATTGGTCTTTATGACATACTTAAATGATGTTCCTGATGGTGGTACAAATTTCAAGTATCAAAGATTTACGACACCTGCTATTAAGGGTTTAACTGTAATATGGCCTGCTTATTTCACTCATGTACATTCAGGTCAAATAACAAAAGAACATGAGAAATATATAATTACAGGTTGGTATACAACAGATGAATAAAACAAGCCCATTTGAATTTGTAAAACAGATACTACAAGGTAAGAAACAACTTATTGTTGATGATATAACAGAGAAAGAATATAAACCTTTCTTAACTAATCGTTCATTAAGCTATCATAAAGATTGTGTTATCTTTGCAAATGAGATGAATCAGAGGCATTTTTTAGATAATAAGATGCAGAATGACTTTTTACTAAATACTGTGAGATCCATGAGGAGACCTTTTTCAAAATGGTTAAAACCAGGAAAAAGTGAAAATTTGGAATGTATAAAGAGATATTATAATTTATCAGACTCAAAAGCTTTAGAAGCCTCTCAAATACTTTCCAAAGAACAAATACAAAAATTGAAAGAGCTTACCGATACAGGTGGTAGAAAGAAATAAAAATGGCAGATATAAACAACTTTATAGAAGTTACACTCGGAGAACAAGATGACTTTTTAAAAGTTCGTGAAACGCTTACAAGAATTGGAGTTTCGTCACGAAAAGAAAAAGTATTGTATCAATCTTGTCACATATTACATAAACAAGGTAGGTACTATATTGTACACTTTAAAGAATTATTTGCATTAGATGGTAAACCATCTAATATATCCGAAAATGATATACAAAGAAGAAATGCAATTGCAAAGTTATTAGAAGAATGGGGCTTGTTGAAAATTATAAATCCAGATAGAATTGGTAATAATGTTGCCCCATTACATCAGATAAAGATTATATCCTTCAAGGAGAAGGATGAATGGAGTTTAGTTGCGAAATATAATATTGGCAAGAAGCCAGATGATGTTTCGTGACTAAATAGTATGGTGACGCCGAAAGGGTCACAATTATTTAACTTGCTTATTTAAAGGAGAATTAAAATGGTAGATTTCACTCTCGGACCGCTTGTACACTCAACTTTGGGTTTTGAAAGAGTATTTGATGATGTTGAAAGAATTTTGAACAATAGACCTGCATCATCTTTCCCACCACACAATATATTAAAGGTTAATGATAACAAATATGTTGTCGAATTAGCTGTTGCTGGTTACAACAAAGATGAGATTGATATTACAGTAGAGGATAACTCCCTGATTATCAAAGGTGAGAAACCTGAAAAAGATGTTGAAGGTGTTGAATACTTACACAAAGGTATAGGCACACGTTCATTTACTAAAACCCTTTCTGTAGCTGATACTTTAGAAGTAAAAGGTGCTGAATTTAAAGATGGTATTTTAAGAGTTGGTTTGGAAAATGTTGTACCAGACCATAAAAAACCAAGAAAGGTTGAAATTAAAAACGACCTTAACTTACTTAAACCCGAGCTTTTACAGGAGTCTAAAGAAGCAGCTTAGTTATGGTGAGGTTCACACCTCACCTTTTATTGGAGATATATTATGAAACCGGTGGCACCAACTCAAAATTATAAAATGAGTAAACAGATGAAAGTTTTACTATCTAGTTTACATGGCGAAAAAAGAACTAATTTTAAGAAAATGGTAATTGAAGCAGAAAATTCAAAGGTCGATTTTTCTAAAAAGAAAAAGAAGGAGACCAAAAGTGAGTAACATTTTTATTGGTACTAATTTTCATAGAGATTTTCCCTTTCACTTTGACCAAGATTGGTTAGTTCCTTGTTTTGCGGCTGGCACAGGACCAGATGAACATCACCCACCAAGCAATAAGGGTGAATTTGTAAATGTCACAACTAAGACTAGAAGATACCAAAATACCATTTATGACTTTCGTCATTGGTATTCTAGTGTTTCTGAAGATAAATTCTTAAAAGCTATGGGCACTCAAGCTACAGATTATTATACAATCAATAGCGCTCAAGATGCCGACTATCTTGGTTCAGCTTGTTACAGAAGATTTTTATTAATGGATAAAGATAACGATAATCAAAAACTAAGTACACCTGCAAACTCTGAAAATTATGAAAAATTAACAAGTGATCAAATGAAAGATAATGCTTTAAAATACCTTAAAGAATCTGACATAGTAATTAATCGTGAAGTAGCAATACGACAGACACCCTATCTACTACTCTCAGAATATGGTTCTCCTGAATCACAATATCTTGTTTCTCAATTAAAAGAATATTGGTTCTTATTTAAAGAAGGTATATTAAAAGCAAATCCAAGTTATGCTTCTTCAATGAAATGGTTTACAGAAAGTAAATTCTGTAATTTTGAAGGAGTTTATGTAACAAAAAAACATTTAATGCGACAATTAGTAACAGAATATTTTTTAGCTATGGAACACGTTTGGGATAATACAAAAGAAGTTTATCCTGATAAAGAAAAAAATTCTTATGATTGTACAGAGCTTTTTCCTTGGAGATATCCTGGTTTCCTAATGGAGAGATTTGTGCCATTTTTTATTCACGCAAATAAACTTAAAAAAACTGAAGTACCACTTGTAGTGTTAGGATAATTATGTTAGATTTTTCAGATGAAGAAAAACTTTTAGATTCAAGATCAGAACTTTTAAATTCTATATCACCTAATTTACAAGGTGATCGTTTAATTAAAAAGAAAAAAATAAGAGAAGATTTATTTTACAATTTAAGAGCTGCTTGCCATAATTATATTATTGCAAATATGGTAGAACATGATCTTGATACTGATATAAACAATTGTGTTTATCCGGATTTAAAACATTCTTTTGAGATTTTTCTTTTACAACACGCTGCAAAAATTAAAGATATGTCAAGTGTGACACCAAATGGTGTTATTCGTCCAAAGAAAGAAACCTTATCTGAATTCAATTCTATTCAAAATGCTGTTGGTATGATTTTAGCAGATGCAAATGTTAAAGCTAAAAAATGTAGAGTACCTCTATCAATTAGAATTGTTACATCAGATGATGATCCATCTATTCTTGAAAGACCAAGGTCAAATCATAAATTACATAGTGATTTCTGGACTGGTGCTGTTTGTGATTTTGCAATACTTATACCAGTCTTTGGCTCTCTTGAAACAATAGATGTTGCTTTTGGTGAAGCAATAGGATTTGATGAATCATTTTTACAAGAAGTTACAAACTATTCTGATGGCCGTAAACTTTATAAAAGATTCTCAGAATATAAAACCAGAATGAAACTTGGTAGTATGTTCTTCCAAGATATATTCTGTTTACATGGCACCAGAAGAAGAGGTAGAGGTGCAAGAATCTCTATTGACTTTACTTTACAATCAGATCAATATGAAGATACGATTCTACCATACTATTCAAATAAACATATAGAATCTGATAATCATATCAACTATGAAGAGTGTTTAAGGGTAGGCAGAGATAGTTTTATTATTGAAGATGAATCAATTGCAGAGTTGAGAAAACATAATGACTATGATAAAATTAGTTTGATAAAAGGTGATGCAGCTGCAATTAAAAATCAAACATCAAAATCTTTAAGGTTGATTGATACAAAAACCTTTAAAGATATACTAGAATTTGTGAGGTGATATGAACTGTTGGTTAGAGGATAGAGCAAAAAGATTTAAAAGTTTATTTGACGAAGATCAATTAATAAACCCTTTTATAGCGATAATAAAACCCGATAAGTATGATTTAGCTTGGTTGAAAAAAAGCTCAATGGATTATTTGGCAGCTGTAATTAATTATCCTGAATATCAAGGCGAAGCAGATTTACTTAATGCTTTTGAATTTGCAGCTGAAAAAAATGCAATACCAAATATAACACCAACTGGTATGATATTACCAAAAAGACACTCTTCATTACAATATAATATATTTCTAAGATCATATTATAATCTAGTAATGAATACAAACGTAGGACCTAAATTAAAAAGTTGTCATACACCAGCTCATTTAAGAGTTAAATGGCCTTTAGCTGTAGAAAAAGATTTAGATAGACCAAGACACGCACCAGAGGAGTTGCATTTTGATAGTTGGAGTGGTTATTCATCACATAGTATGACATTCTTATTAGGTATTCTTGGTGATGTTTCTGGTAATCGTGTTCGTTATTTCCAACCAAAAGAAAGTTATGATGAAGATTGGCTGTTGAATAAACCAACACCAGAATTTTTATTAGAACACTATGATGTAATTGATTACACACCAAAATATGGGGAAATTGTAGTCCTAGATACCTGTGTATTACATCAAACTTATAGAGATGCTGGTTGTAAGATTCGATTCTCAATTGATAATTTATTCTTATCAAAAGAAAATTTAGCATGGCCAGAAAACATAGAAAAACATAGAGAAGATGAATTGACAGACCCTAGAGTATTAAGTGAAATTGGAAGTGATTGTCTTTATTTTTGTACAGATACAAATGAACAAAGAAAAGACACTCAAGGCGGTGCCATAGACCCTACTAATTATGAATTTTATAAAAGACCTGTAACCATAACATATAGGATATATGACGAATGAAACTATCAGATAATTTTTCTTTGAAAGAGATGATTAAAAGTCAAACAGCTACAAGAAAAGACATTGATAATGAACCAGGTGAAGAAGAAATTGAAAACTTAAAATTACTTTGTGAAAATGTTTTACAACCAGTAAGAGAAAATTATGGTAAAGCAGTAAGAGTAAATTCAGGATATAGAAGTCCTGAACTTAATTCAGCAATAGGTGGTTCTAAAACATCAGACCATTGTAAAGGATTTGCGGCCGATATAGAAATTAACGGAGTTGCAAATGCTGAATTAGCAGAGTGGATAGAAGCGAATTGTGATTTTAAACAATTAATACTTGAGTTTTACACACCAGGTATTCCAGATTCCGGATGGGTCCATGTGTCGTACAATGAAAATGGTAACGATAAAAAAGTAATGACTGCTATGAAAGAGAATGGTAAAACAGTTTACAAGCTAGGATTAATCGCATAAATTTAAAGGAAAATTATGAGGAAAAGTTTTATATTAGGTATTATTATTGCATTGTTACCTTTTAGTTTTATTACTAATAAAGCAAGTGCAGAATGGATATCAACAGCAAATGTTGGTCTTTTTTCTGAATATAGATTCAGAGGTGTGAAACAAACAGAAGATGCACCAGCTATTCAAGGTGGATTTGATCTATCACATTCAAGTGGAATTTATCTAGGTAATTGGAACTCAAATGTTGAGTTTGGTAATACATCTTTAGAGATGGACTTTTATGCAGGGTATTCTTTTGATATTGGTGATTTGAATATTGACATTGGTGATCTTTATTATTATTATCCCGACAATTCAGGTCAAACTCCAAACATAAATTCAAATGAAGTATATGCAATTGCATCATATGGACCTTTGAGTGGAGGTTACCATTACTTTACAACAGAATGGTTTGGTGTTGGTGATGATAGTGGTTCAACATATATGCAAATCAATATTGATTTACCAATCACCGAAAAATTAACTTTATCAGCACACGCTGGAAGTTCTGATATAGAAGGTGCAGTTGGTTCTAATTATGAAGATTATAGTATTAGTGCTGCTTACGCTATGCAAAATGGATTTGATCTTGGTTTAGATTATATTCAAAATAATGGTAGCGGCTGCACAAGTTCAGCTTGTTCTTCAGGAACTGTTATCAGTATTTCAAAATCATTTTAATAAATGGACCTCATAGGTGATTCTGATGTTTGGCCAACACTTGATTGGAAACACCTATGGGTTTATGATAAACTCATACTCTCTAAAAAATTAGGTCATACTTGTGGCCCAGCTGGCATACCAGTACCAACACATGATGAATATGTAGTTAGACCGATTACTAATTTAGAAAGTATGAGTGTTGGTGCTAGATTACAATGGCTACAACCAGGAGATAATATTGAACCTGGATATTTTTGGTGTGAAAAGTTTATGGGTGAACATATTACAGTAGACTATAATTATGGCAAACAAAAAACAACAGTAAAAGGTTACCCTAGAAAAAGTCGACT